TGTGATGTAAGATTAGCAGTTAATTCTAATTTAGGAACTAAACCAGAACTAATAGATAGACTAGCACGAGAAAGTCACGCATTTAAAGATTTTGATTTATATACATCAAATGAATCATTTGGTTCTCATGCAGAGTACATACGTGATGGGTTAGTATGGGAAACTTGGTTAGGCAATATTCATAAAATGATGGAACAAGGTAATGTACGTGAACTACATATGATGATGACCATTAATGCCATGTGCTTGTTTAGTATTACAGAATTTATGGACGAAATGATTAAACTAAAAGAACGTTATGGACAATTTGCACCTGCAATGAGTTTTAATATATTACGTTTTCCTAGTTTCCAATCAGCATTAACATTACCACAAGATATTAGAAAACGTTTAGCAGACAATTTAGAAAATTGGTTAGAAAATGTAGGTAAACCACATGAATTGTTTTTTGATATGGAAGAAGATGGTGTAAGTAGATTAATTAATTACTTGCGTGAAGTAGAAGTAGGCCATCAAGGTACATCTTCAATTGAATCACGTGAAAGAGATTTTAAATCATTTTATTCACAATATGACGTAAGAAGAAACAAATTATTTGAAAACACATTTCCAGAAGATGTTGTTAAATGGTATAAATCAATACCAGATACAAATTTACAAAAATTACAAAGTATAGTTGATGGTGATTCAACTAAAGGTAATATGATGAAAAAAGAATTAGAACAACGAGCTAAAAAAGAAGGTTGGGTTATGAATCCGCAAGGCCCCAATCCAGGATCTCAAGAGTATAAAGAGGAGTAGTTATGAAAAAAGGAAGACCACCTTATCCTGACCCAAAAAGGGTAAAACAATTATCAAATTTAATTGACAAATATAGAAAAAATATATTGCTAACTTGTTTAACCGAAGGTATAACAAAAAAAGATATAATTGAATACAGTACAAGATTGTGTGCTATAAAACATTTAGATGACATATTAAACGATCCTTGTCCTATGAAACTAATTTCAGAAATAGAAGATTTAGCTGAATATAAAAGACTTTGTGTACATCAACAAAAACAAGTTGATAGAATAAAGTACGGATCTGATTATGTTGATATCGAAGAATTATATGGGCATGGGTGGACGCAAGGGTTAACCTAATGCAAAATCTTGCAATATGTGGTTGCAGTTGGGCAAGTGATTTTGATAGTTCAACGTATTCAAATAAAGAAGTTACAAATAATTCTCAATTATGGCAATACAATTTAGGATACAATCCTAAAATATATGCTCGTCCAGGATCATCTAATTTAAAAATATACATACAGGTCCAAGAAGCAATTGAAGAAGGATTTGATATATGTATGGTCTTTTTAACATCACCAACAAGGATTAATATTGCCTGGAAAGAATCAGACGGCTGGAATTTTGAAAGCAAGTTTAGTTGGGGAAGAACTGATGTTGTTAATAAACACGCACCAAAAGAAACACAAGAATATATAGCCAAATATTATAATGAAGATTTAGAAATACTGAACAGTTTTGTAATCACAGAAGCAATATATTGGAAACTAAAACAAACAGGAAAACCGTTTTATATTTTTACAAATGCGTTCACAGATTATATTCACAAAGACTGGAAAATATTTAATCAACCAAATGTTATTCGTAATGGACCTTATGAATTTATTAAACAACAAGAATGTCAAGGCGATGATATTCCCAATCATCTTTCGTTAATTGGCCAGCAAGGTGCTAAAGATTTAATCCTAAAGTGTGTGGATAACAACTAACTCGTGTATTGTAATTAAATTACAATAATGCTATAATAATGACTAATCTTTATATAAAGGAGAATCGTATGTTTAATTTTAAAAACATAGACAAGAGTATGCTTTGGAAGTTGGTGTTATTACACGTTGTAGTAATTACAGTTTCAAATGCTCTTGTGGCAATACCGGTACAGATACTTGGTATTAAACTTACATGGGCGGCATTTACATTTCCGCTAGTTATATTAGCAACTGATTTAACTATTAGGTTGTTAGGAAAACACATAGCAAGATCAACAATTGCATTAGCATATCCATTTGCAATTATAGGATCTATTTTGGTTGTATTGGCAGAAGGCGCCCCACAATCAGTAGCATTAAGAATTGGATTTGCAAGTGCAACAGCATACGCAGTAGGTACAATGCTTGACGTATATGTATTCCAAGTATTAAGAGAAAGAATGTCTCAATGGTGGATAGCACCAGCATTATCAACAGTTGTAGCTAATATTATTGATACATACACATTCTTTTACGTTGCATTCAACAACTCAGCTGATGAGTATATGGCGGCAAACTGGATAGAAATTGCAGGGTCACAAGTTGTAATTAAAATCGCAGTAGGTTTAATTATATTCTTACCGGCTTATGGAGTACTACTTAGATATCTATCTACTAGAATAAAAGTTAGCGAATCAGTGCAATCATCATTTAAAAATGCTGGTTCTGATTTGAAAAAAATTAAGTAGTTGGCCAAAACAATCCTGTTTTGAAAAAAAGACTTGACAAGATCAATATATGAATATAATATATAAAAATAACTTAACTTGTTAGAACTGGAGAAATAACATGGGATTACATAATGTAAAAGTAAAAGGTACTTCACAGTACAAAGTAGGAACTCAAAAACAAAGAATCCTACAATACTACTGGGGTACTGGATCTACAGTAACTAATAAATCATTAGTTTCAAGATACAAAATCATGAAGCCAACTGCAAGAATTTGTGAGTTGAGACAAAACGGTTTTGATATCAGATCACTAAGATTTGTTACTAGAGATACTAAAAGAAGTGCGGTAAAATATCGTATTATGCAAAGAAAAGTTGCCTAATTAGGCCACTTTAGTATTAAAAGCCTGTAAAAGTCTATACTTTGCAGGCTTTTTTTATGGCTTTTTTTGGTTGACAGATTTCTATATTGTGTTATAGTAGTAAGAATATGAAGAGGTATAAAATGTATAAAATAAAAAAACTAATAGCAAGTTTATTTGCTGTTATATTTCTAACTAATTGTACGGCTACAACAGGACAAACTGTTTCTAAAACAGACACTTACACATTAGGTGGTGCTGTTATTGGTGGTGTAATTGGTAATCAATTTGGTAGTGGAAGTGGTAAAGATGCCGCAACTATTTTGGGTGTAATACTTGGTTCGCATTGGGGACGTAACGTAGGAGCTCAATTAGATCATTATGAAACTATCAAACACGAAAAAGTTGCCTATAGAGCATTTGAATATGCTAAAGACGGTGTCCCTGTTACTTGGGAAAATCCAAACACTGGCCATAGAGGTGGTGTAATGGTAACTGAAACTTACTACATACAAAACGGACAAATACCTTGTCGTTCTTTTATCCAAGAAGTACAAATTGGTGCAAGAATGGAACAAAGTGAAGGTGTTGCTTGTAGAACAGCTTCAGGTAAATGGGAACTTATGAAAGACCCTAAAGTTAAAATTGAAAATGGTATGCAGGTTACTAACGACAAAGGTCAATATATGCTGACACCAGTTGGTGTTGGTTGGAATTAATCTGTATATTCTTGCCTAGCAAAAGGTTCTCTAGTTGGGAACCTTGTTAGGATAGTTCCAACTCTTTCAGTATTTCTTTTATCTTCACTATTTCTTGTGTAAAGAGTATTTGTAAAATACAATATACCTTTAGCATTTGCTTTAACAGTTAATCCACCATAATTACTTGCACCAGCGGCCGCAGGACCGTTCATATGTATTGCTGATGCTGTTTCATGATGATTGCCACCACTTAAAATTTCAGTGTTTGCAGAAGCAGTAAGATGATTTGATCCTGTGGTTGATAAATTAAAACTTGCTCCAGATGTAATTTTAGTTGAACCACCTGTTTTAATTCTTACTTGACCTTCTACATCTAAATTTAAATTTCCATCTACTGATGTTAATGTATTTGTTGTATCTGATGGTTGGCCAGTATCACTTGTTTTGTGTGCTTTTATATTAATATGTCTACCTGATTCAAAATTAAGATCTCTGTCTGCTCTTAAATTTATATCTTTTTGTGAACGTACACTAATCGAATCATTTGCCCAAACATCAATCTTTCCATCATTATCAATTTCAACATATCCTGATCCTTTTTTATTAATAATATAAACATTACCATTAGTTTCATCTAACAATATTTGTGCACCTGATTTAGTTCTTAATCTAATTAGTTGTTGATCACCATCGTCCATTACAAATTGATTTGCATCTGGAGTTAATACTCCAAATACTTTTGAAGGTGATTCACGTCTTGCTGATGAACTTGTTAGTCCTCTAGTATTATCTTCTTCTAAACCTTGTTCTTTCAACCCGTTATAATGTAAAGTATGTACAGCTCTTTTAACATTATCAGTTGGAGTTAATCCATCACTTGAACGTGATTTTGTATAATCTACATTACTAGCAACATCTGATGCTTTGTTATATTCTGCTGTAGGAGTTTCTTTTAATTCAGATTCTACAGATGTAAATGTTCTTGCTTTAGCAATACCAGGAACCATATGATTCATTAAATGTTGATATAAACATCCAACAACAACACCTTTAGCTAAATCACCACCAATAAACATTACTAATACTTTGTTTCCAACATCTGGTGGAATCATCCACATACCATAACTTCTTTGTGCTCCATCAAAAGTTTTATCTGGATCTATATCTGAATGTGGATTTACTCCACCTGATTTTATTGTGTTTGATATGTTTGTTGCTCCAGCAAATGGAGAACTCCAACGTACAGTTAAGTTTAAGTGTGATTCACTTTTTGTATAACTATCTGGTAAATCTGTTATTTTTATATTTGTGCCAACTAATCTAACAACAAGTCTTCCATTTTTTTGTATATCTTTTGCATTAACTACAACGGCTTCATATATACCGTCATATGTTTTTACGTGACCTAAAGTTTTTAACTCATCTGAATGCAAATTTTTAAGGCTTGTTACTGATTGTATTTTTTTAGTTGCCATTGTTATTCTTCCTTAAATTCTTCTAATATTGATGTATCGTAAATAAAGTTTTCACGTGGACCTTTAATATTTTGTGTAAACAATCCACCTTCAAATCTACTTGTTACATTTACAACAGCATAAACACCATTAAGTAATTGTTCTTTTTTAGTGTCTCCTGGAGTTGCTATACCAGTATTTATATCAGGTTCACCTGCACTTGTAATTGCTCTAAATAATAGATAATTTTCTCCTGAATAATATGACGCTGTTTCTGAACGTGGGTCTGCTTCACTTTCTAACCAATACATATCTCCTCTAATATCCATATCCATTTGAACCATATCTGCTTGAAAATCGTTTAATGATGCCTGCATTACTGCATCAAATTGATGCTTACCTTTGTTTTCAGGATGGCCTTCGTCATTAAAGTTTCCAGCTGATGCATCTCTTGTTACTCCCCACATTACATGAGTTGGAATTTGACCTGATTCAATTTTATTTGATAAATCATTTTCGTCAATTAATTCTCCAATAATTCTTTTTTGCTCGTTTCCACCTAATTCGGAAGATGACGTTGGACCATTTGAACTAATTCTTCCTTTATTATTTTCTGTTAATTTACTTTCATACGTATCGAGACTTGTTAATTTATTAGCCAATGCTTCATCACCTTCAATAGTTCCGTCTTCAATTCTTCCTACATATTGATTTATTAGTTTTTCTCTTTCTTTTTTAAATTGATTATATGTACTAGAAGATGCCATTTCTACAATTGGATCAAAACCTTTTTTTCCTACTTTGGCCGCTTTATTTGTTAAGTATGCTTTCCAAGCCGCTTTTACTTGTGCTTGTTGTTGTTTAAATTCTCTTAATTTTTCTCCTGAATCAACAATTCTATCTTGTGTAGATTTGTCAATATTATCATATAAGTTTTGATAACTATGCATAGCCATAAAAAAGTTATTGTTAAATTTAAGATCAAATCTTAAAACTTTATCATTCATACCAGTAAACAAATAGTCATATCTTTTTCGTAACCCTCTATATTTTGTTCTAGTTTTACCTTCACCTATATCAGGACTAGTTAATTCTTTAACTTTTTCTCTTACGGCTTCAACTTGTTTTGCGTAAGTACCCATTAAAATTTCTGGTCTAATAGTTGGAAATAATGATATAGTATAATGATATTCTCTTGCGTAGTCATTACGCAACATATCCCAACCAATATTAACAACATCTGCTTTTATCTTAAAAATAAATTTTTTATATTTTTTAATTTTAGCTGAATCTGTTGAATCTGGATCTTTGTCATTTTCGTCAAATCCTTTTGCTAAATTCTGTAATTTTCTTGAATGTGATAATGCAAATTCCATTATTCGATTTAAGCCTGTGTTTTGTGGAATTTTAAATGTTCGAAGTAACTTCTTTTCTCCTTCTTCATCATTAGAATCTGCTTGGTATGATGAAAATTGGTTTGCATTTGCTACTCCTTTTTCATTAGTTGGAACTATTTCGTCATCTGCTAATATTTTTTTTGCGTTTTCGTCAATGTGTATATAATATTCATCTAATATTGCTTTTTCAATTGCCAATTTATCAATTTCATTAACATTAATAGCATCAGCCAATTTTTGCATCATATCATTTACAGTTTTAATATTACTTAATTCCATTGGACGGTCTGTTGAATATACGTGTTGATAAGTTCCTTGGTCACCACTTCTAACGGCGGTTACATTGAATATACCTCCAGTAGTATCAACAGTTTGTTCTACTCCAACTATATTAATTAAAAATTGTCTTTCAGTATTTGGAATAGGATTTATATCTGCTCCAGTTTTTGCATCTCTACCAATAAATTTTAATTTTAAAAGATACGTTGCTTTTAAGCCATCTGGCATACCTAGTTGTACTGCACCATTAACAATTAAGTTTGTAAATGAAACCCCTAAAGGTTGTGCAAAGGTCATTTGGAAATTTGTAGCACCTGTAACACGGTGTTGATTATTTGTTGGCCCTGCTACAGCTTCAATCATACATGATTGTAAATTTAAAACAGTTGAACCAGTTTCTGCTATTGTTACTGGTTGTGCCGCAGTTGGCCTCCAATTTTCAAATGGATCATCTGCTTCTAATATCCAACGTTGTGCCAGTGTTGCATCGGTTTCTGATATCATTTGTAATTCAAAATGATATGTTGGTCCATCATAATCAAGTAATACATTTCTTTTATACATAGTATGATGAACATATTCTTTCTTTTCTCCTTCAGGATACCCATCATCTGATGTAGCATAATTTTCATTTACAACACCTTTTGGATTTTCTTTATATTCTGGATGATTTCTTGCATCAAAATTATTATATGCACTTTTATCTTCACCTTCAACCATGCCCATAATTTTATCATTATAGATATAAGGAGAATTTGCATCTTCAACTTTTGCTTTTATTTCTTGAACATCTTTTTGGCTTAATGATTCACCTTTTGCATTTGCTTTTGCTTGAGCATCAGTCGTTTCAGTAATATAGTTTAAACCTTTGTTATTGGTGCCTCTATCATATTCTGGATGATTTTTTGGTTCGTGCCAAGTTGGTAAGAATGTGTTTGTAACTGCTGATACTCCTGCATCTAATTCTTTTGACTGATTTTTTTCTGCTACACCAGTTGCAACTTCAGATGCTGTAACCTTGTCGGCATTTACTTTACCGTATCCAGCCATAGATCCATCACCTTTATATTTTTTTGCTTGGATGGTTTCTAAATCTATATTAGGATCAGAATCGACTTTAGCGTCTTTTATGTGTTTTCCACCTGTACCTTTGCCTGGCATCTTGTTTTACCTTATGTTTTCTAATTTAGGAATTTTTATAACGCAACCTGCTTTGAAATCTTGTATAGGGTCAACAATTTTATCTGGGTTTCTTACTGCAAACACCCACCAATATTTTACTGATCCAAAAAGTTTATTAGCTAGTAAATCTGGTCTCATTTCATATCTAGATTCAATTTCATAACTTTCATCTGACTCATCTCTAATAATAAATTTTGGATTCATTATATCAAGATAATCACCTTTCATTGGTGTTTTGCTATATGGACTATTTGAACTATACATTAATAAAATCCTTTGTCTAATAATTTTCCAGTACGGAAATCTTCTAAGTTAAATTCATCTCTTAACTGCGATGGATTTGGACTAACAACTGCATCAACAAATATATTTAATACTAGTGGCAAATATGATTTTGCTAGATAACTGTCAAGTGTTCCATCACCAGTTTCTTCTAATCCTGAAGTAATTGGTACATAATCTACATCTTGGTCTAAACCAAAAGAAACTGATCTAATATACACAGGCACTCTATTAAACATAGCAGGACCATATGCACTAAAAGCCAATTTAGGTGGAGGAGTTCCTCTTTTTGGATCTGATAATCCAAAGTTAGATTTTGATACAACTCTAAAGAAATGTATAGCCGCAATCATATATCTTGCTTCTGGTTCTGTGTGAGCACCAAATGTACCCGTAACAGTCATTGATGGAGACTGTGTTTTAGAATACGCCATATAATCATAATTTGTGTGAGGCAAATCATATTGCCCAAACGCCACGTTAGAGTGTTGCATCTGAATCATTGGTGTATACGGAAACATTAATCCGTCAGTATCCCACAAAGGAGCCAAAATGTTTTCATTCTCTGCTCCATAGGCAATGGATTTTCTTTCACCATAAACAAGGGCTTTAGATTCTTCATCTCTGCCCAATGCTTGGAATTTTGCTCTGTAATCTATACGTGTCATTATAGTATTATTTATTGAAAAAATTAAGTATACACTTAATGATTTAATTGCTTGACTTTTCCACACAAATATCGTATTATATAATACAAACTAAAGGATAATGTGTGGCTAAAAGAGTTAATTACCTAAACAATAAAGATATGTTGGCCGAAATTCATAAGAGTAAGACCTCTCATTGTTTCTACACGAAACCAGAATATCATCAATATGATATAATATTGCCAACAGTTTCGAAGATAAACAGACTTACAATTTCACAAGCAAGGAAAAATCATACAGATCGTTTACTACAAATTAAAGTAGACGAATTAGGATTAAAGAGATCACAATATGATGAATATAGAGTTGATCATAAAACCATACCTATAACTGATCTTGTTTTTAGAGTTATGACATATGATCATATTCCAGACGAGCCTGGTAGAAAATTGAATCCAAAAACAGTAGCAGATACAAAAGTTAAATTAAATTTTCCACCATTCAAACATTATAAATTAAATAAAAATGGTGATCCATTTGAAGTAGGAAAAAGTCATTACGCATCGCATAATCAGTTTAGTTTAGATAATGGTAAAATTACACCAAAGTTAGCTAATATGTTTATTAAACTATGCCATAGATATGGTACAAGAGCTAACTGGCGTGGTTACACATATAATGATGAAATGCAAGGACAAGCATTATTACAATTATCACAAATTGGACTACAATTTGATGAATCAAAATCGCAAAATCCATTTGCGTATTATACGGCAACTATTACAAACTCATTTACTAGAGTTTTAAATATGGAAAAGAAAAATCAAAATTTAAGAGATGACTTGTTACAAGAAGCTGGAGTAATGCCATCGTTAACAAGACAAATGCAAGATCAAGAAAAGCAAAAAGAACCAACTAAAAAATGACCCAACTTTTTAAAAAAGCCGCGTGTTTTACAGACATACACTTTGGCATGAAAAACAATGCACGTCAACACAATATTGATTGTGAAAATTTTGTTACGTGGTTTATCGAACAAGCAAAAGAACGTGGTTGTGAAACTTGTATATTTTTAGGTGATTGGCATCATCAACGATCTGCAATTAATATTTCAACACTAAATTACTCTATATCAAATTTAAAAAAACTAAACGAAGCATTTGAAAAAGTTTATTTCATTGTTGGTAATCATGATTTATTTTATAGAGATAAACGTGAAATATCTTCAGTAGTATTTGCCAATGAACTTGAAAATGTTGAAGTTGTTGATGATTGGATTATAAAAGATGAAGTTGCTATTATTCCATGGTTAGTTGGCGACGAGTGGAAAAGAATTAAAAAAATTAAATGCAAATATATGTTTGGGCACTTTGAACTGCCGCATTTTAAAATGAATGCTATGGTAGAAATGCCAGATATTGGAACTATTAGACGTGATCATTTTAAAAATGTTGGACACGTTTTTACTGGACATTTTCATAAAAGACAACATAGTGGAAACATATCTTATATTGGTAATCCTTTTCCACATAACTTTGCAGATGTATGGGATGATGATAGAGGTGCAATGTTTCTTGATTGGGACCAAGAACCAGAATATAGAATATGGCCAAATGCTCCAAGATATAGATCAATTAATTTAAGTAAACTATTAGAAGATCCTGAAACAGTATTAGAACCAAATTCATATATTAGAGTAAAAGTAGATTTAGATATTTCATACGAAGAAGCAAACTTTATTAAAGAAAACTTTGCACAAAATTATGATATTAGAGATTTATCTTTAATACCACAGAAAAAAGAAGAACACGCACAAGAAGTAGAAGGTGAAATACATTTTGAATCAGTTGACCAAATTGTAACTAACCAGTTATCAAAAATAGAATCAGACACATTTGAAAATAACGTATTAATAGAAATATATCATAACCTATGATTAAGATACAAAATATAACTATTAAAAATTTTATGAGTGTAGGAAACACTACCCAGGCAGTTAATTTTTCGCATGATGGATTAACATTAGTTCTTGGTAATAATTTAGATTTAGGCGGTGAAGGTTCTAGAAATGGAACTGGAAAAACCACACTTATAAATGCTTTAAGCTATGCTATATATGGACAGGCTTTAACAAATATCCGTAAAGACAATCTTGTTAATAAAACTAATAATAAAAACATGATTGTTACTGTTGATTTTGAAAAAGATGGTCACAAGTATAGATTAGAGCGAGGACGTAAGCCTAACAAGTTCCAATTCATTGTAGATGATGCTATTGTTAATGAACAAGGCACTGATGAAGCACAGGGAGAAAATAGACTTACACAAGATGAAGTGTTGAGAGTATTTGACATGAGCCACACCATGTTTAAACATATTGTTGCTCTCAACACTTACACAGAACCATTTTTAGCAATGAAGTCTAATGATCAACGTGCAATTATTGAAGAGCTATTAGGCATATTAAGATTAAGTGAAAAAGCAGAAACATTAAAAGAACGAATACGTGAAGTTAATGATGACATGAAATCAGAACAAGCAAGATTGGAACAAATAAAAGTTTCAAACGAAAAAATAGAAGATACTATTAGAAAGTTTCATATTAAAAGTTTATCATGGGAAGAAAAACACAAAAAAGATATTAGAGAACTAACATTAGGTATTGCTGAATTAGAAAAAATAGATATTGATAACGAAATTAGTCAACATAAATTACTTACACAATGGCAGGAACAATCACAAAAAGTTAAGTCATATGAACAAAATTTAAACTTTAATAAAAGTAATTTAAGCTCTGTACAAACATTAATAGAGTCTTTAAACGCACAGTTAAGCACACTTGAGGGTAAGCAATGCCCTATGTGTGAACAAGAACTGCACACAGACAAGCATACGCACATCGTTGACGACATTAAAGCACAACATACAGCTAAAATTGATGAACAATCACAAATACAATCTACAATTGAGTCAATTACAGCACAAATTGTTGAACAAGGTGATATTGGTGAACAACCAATAACTGCATATGGTTCGGCCGATGAAGCATACCAACATAGACAAAATCTAGCAGAACTAAAAACTCAATTAGAAACTGAACAACAAAAAGAAAATCCTCACACTGAGCAAATAGAAACTTTAAAAACTAAAAATATTGAAGAAGTAGATTACACACAAATCAATGCACTACAAAAATTAAAAGATCATCAAGACTTTTTATACAAATTGTTAACTTCAAAAGATTCATTTATACGTAAAAAGATTATTGATCAGAACTTATTATATTTAAATTCAAGATTAAATTATTACTTAGATAAAATTGGGCTACCACATGAAGTTGTATTTAAATCAGATCTAAGTGTAGAGATTACTGAATTAGGAAGAGAATTAGACTTTGATAATTTATCTAGAGGTGAACGTAACAGACTTATACTTGGTTTAAGTTGGGCATTCAGAGATGTATATGAATCGATGAATACAACTGTAAACTTATTGTTTATTGATGAACTTGTAGACTCTGGCATGGATACTATGGGTGTAGAATCAGCAATGTCAGTACTTAAAAAAATGTCCAGAGAACGTAGTAAAAACGTTTTCTTAATTTCACACAGAGATGAACTAACTTCTAGATGCTCAAATGTATTAAATGTTGTTAAAGAAAATGGATTTACTTCATTTGCTACAGATATCGAAACTGTAAGTCATAAATCACATCCTGATTTATTTAAGGAAAAAGCAAATGAGCACGATACAGTTAGCACCTAACGATCTAGCATACAAGTTTGAAAGTCCTGGAAGATATGCCGCTCATGTAAATTATATCAATGGGCATGATAATTTTGATATATTAGAATTTAATGCATATCATAATAAACCGTATCATCAACACGATAGTTTTAAATTTGTAAATTTATCTAAATTAAAAAATCCAAAAAGAAAAGTTTTAATAAGTCATATTAGAGAACGTTTAAATTTTGAAAGTGAAATACTTCAAAGTCATGCGGTGTTTATAGATTGGTTAGTACAAAGTAAAGTTTGTAATGCAGAGCAAATCATGTATGTTGTTGGTTGTCAAACAGAACAAGATTTTTTACAAGAGTACACACAGGCCTGTTTTAAAAAAAATACATTTAGACATAATATAAAAATAATAGCATATCCGCATTTTGAAACTGATGCAGTATGGCGTATGTATCAAGAAGGTTTAGATATTGCTAATAGATCATATGATGAATTAAAAACTTTTGTTAAAAAAGATTTTTTATTTTTAAATGCAAAAATACACAAAGCAAATAGAATTAATTTAGCTATTAATTTATATCAACGTGGTGTTTTAGAAAATGGAATTTATTCTTTAAACACTACACATACTAGTACTGAATTATATCCTCTTGTACAGCATTTAATTGATACAGAATCGTTTGGGTATTTTTATAGTAATATACCACATAGTCCAGATAATATAAAGTATGAAAAAGATTCAGACCATTATTTAGGATATCCTTTTGATCATACGTTGTACGAAAAAACAAAGTACAGTTTAGTTGCAGAAACACATTATGAAAACAATGCTTTTTTGTTAACAGAAAAAACAGCACGACCAATACTAAACAAACATCCTTTTGTTATTGCTAGTACACCTGGATTTTTAAAACAATTACAAAATTTTGGATATCATACATTTAGAGATTTATGGCCCGAAGACTATGATCATGAAATGGACACAGAAAAACGTTTAAATCTTGTTGCTGATACAGTTGAATATATTCACACAAATACTATTGACTGGATTCATGCTTATAAAATTTCAAAAGAAAATTATACTACTTTACAACGAAGATATGATTATTCTGTAAAAATACTTACAGAACTACTAGGATAATTGAAAATAAGTACATATATGTATGTACATCCGTCAGAACTTAAACTTGTTCAATGGGAACCAACTAGTCTTTGCAATGCTAATTGTATAGGGTGTCCTAGGACTGACCATGACACAATGCTTACACACCCGTTTATTGTTAAAACTCAACGACATACTACAAATGACGAAATACAAAGTTTTATTGATTCAATAGCTGATCCTCGATTAGAAAAGTTAGAAACTGTTATGTTTAATGGAGAAATAGGTGATGCTATGATGCATCCAGATATTGATAAAATTATAATTGAAATACTCAAAGCTAGGCCAAATATAAATGTAGAAATACATACCAATGGCGGAGGAGCATGGGTACGCAAATTTAAAAAGATTTGTGAATATGCGTCAAACAATAATTCAAAAGTTTATATTGTTTTTTCAGTTGACGGATTAGAAGACACTAATCATTTATATAGAAGAAATGTTATATGGAAAAATATAGTTAAAAATGCTAAAGTACTTTCTCAATACAATGTTAGTAAAATATGGAGATGGTGTACGTTTGATCATAATAAACATCAAGTACAAGAAGCCAAACAGTTAGCAGAAGATTGGAATTTTGATTTTGTTCTTAATAATGGTGTTTGGGGGCAAGAGATGGTTACCAAATATAAAGGTAAAAAATCTAATTCAAAGTTGTATAAAGAAAAATTAAATCAGTATCCAACTAGAACGTTTATAGAAGATATACCAGATTCACAGTATACTACAACTTCTGTAGTTGATTTACTGAACAATAAAAAAGATATTAAGTCTGACGTGTGTGTTTGGCAATATAAAAAAGAAGTACAAATTGTTAGTGATATGACTGTTTGGCCTTGTTGTTGGACAGCACATTATCAATACTACTATACACAAAATGATGAAAGAATATGGGATTCAAAATGGAAATATTATAAATCTCCTGAACTTAGAGGAGATCGTGCATTAACTGATCTTAGAGAATGGGAAGAATTGTTTAATGCAAACAGTAATGAGAGTTATTACGAAAAAAAAGATATTAGGATATCTAAAAATTTTTTATTGTACGATGTTTTAATTAGTAATACTTTTGTGTCTATTGGTAATACACTTAAAACTGATAATACTTTTAATTTAAATATTTGCAAAACGCAATGTAGAAAATCTCCTAACGCTCAACTCTCTAAGGAAAATTAAAACCATTCTAAGAGGATTATGTTAGGATGATAATCATTTTGATTTAGATATTATTTCATTTAGATACATGATTGTATGTCATCATACAGAACCAGTCATAACTCACCCTGTTACGGGAAGAGTTATTTTTGACATCATACGAGGCCGTGCCATTCTAACTTTACAGTCCTAAGGAAGCGGTTAGCCGTTACTCCCATCAACTGCGTCTCATCCAACGGAACTAAAATGTATAAAGTAAGTTAGCACTACACATTTAGCTGAAGTTGTATCTTTTTCACAGAGCTTCATCATTTAGCAGATATTAGCCTTTAGTCGCAACATCAGATTCACCATCATGAAGACGCATTTCTGAGATATTTCTATCAAGTAAGGTTGCTATGTGTGTTGATATTAGTAGATGTTAGCCTTTATTAGCCTTATTGTTGTTAAAGTATACGGGTAAACTGGGTGTTTTGTCAAGAGGAAAATTAAAAAATATTGACTATTTGATAAAATAGTTGTATAGTATTACTATTATGGCTAAAGATGTAGTAATTTCTAATATTAGAGGCGAAGACGAAAATGGGGATCCTATATTCATTGATAGAATATATGGATCTGATAACACACAAAGACTCATACAAAAAGACGGCTCGATATATCAAGGAACATTAAACAAACGTAGAATTACAATAAAAAGATTTTCTGGAGAAGGTAACTTTACTTCTCATGTATGGGAAACAGCAGATGGCAGATGGTTTGACAGAGGTGGTATGCCAATTGATAAACCAAGCAATCTTGATGTTAGAAAAAAAGAAGAGGAAGAAAACCATGAGTAAAGAATTAACATTTGTTGAAAAAATGGAAAACGATTTAAAAGCACTAACTAAATTTTTAGTAGGTGAAATAAAAACAAAGAAAAAAATAAATCCTAAAGATGCTAAAATAGAATTGAATCAAGAGGAGATCAAATAAATTGAGCGGATCAAAATCAAAAAACAAAGGTAAGACATATGAAAGAGAAGTAGCAAACTTCCTTTCTGAATTATATCAAGAGTCATTTACAAGGGTACCTTATAGTGGTGCATTTGTTGGTGGAAAAAATATTGTACGAACAGAAAAACTTTCTGAAAATCAAACAAGAGGTTTTAAAGGAGATATTATTCCACCTGACTCATTTCCTTTGTTGGTTATTGAAGCAAAGAATTATGGCGAACTACAATGGCATAATCTTGCATTAGGAAAAGAAGTAAAACTATTAGATAGTTTTATTGCACAATCACAAGAGTCATGTGAAGAACATGATAAGTGGTTGTTGTGTGTTAAGATTTCAAGACAAGGTGAATTTGTTCTTTGGGATCCAAAACAATGGAACAATTTAAAACACACTAAAGAGTATAAAGAGTTCCACTATATTGAATATAAAGATTTTTGGAAATTAAATTCTGATGCTGTTAAACAGCAATCCAATTAAACAACTACCTGTCCAGACTTTTTAAAACGTTCTGCGTTTTCGCCAACATATTTAATAATGTCGTTACGATCTACATCAGAAAGCTCCCATGCTTGTTCCCATGTTATTGATCCACGCATATACCAACAAATTTCTGTAATTTGTTTTTGTATAGCAGAGGTCTCTTTTGTCAGTCCTTCAAAGTAGGCGTTTATTTCCTGTGGCTCAGCCTTTAAGAGCCAGCGACGAAAAAATCCGTTGGATTGATATCTAGTTCTGTAACCCAGTTATTTTTGCAAGATTCATTTTGACATTCTAATTCAACTTTTTTCTCAACGTTCAAAGCATTAATTTCAGATAACTTTTCATCAATTTGTTTTGCCGCTTTTGAATCAATGTTTTGTAAGAATGTTAAAATTTCATTTGGATCACTTTCTTGATCACCGTCTGGAGTAACAATTTTTATAATACTTCTTGCAAGAAGTTGTACACTCATATCAGCCATTTTGTTAAAACTTTTATTATATACAGACATAGCTGAAGCAGTAACTTCTGCACCTTCTTTTGCTAAATTCTGTAAAGTTTTAGTTTCGTCAAATGCCGCCAATGCCGCTTCAGTTTGCATAGCATACGTGTATGGTCTAATAAACACAGTAATACCTGTATCTAATCTAACACTATAAGTTGATTCTAATAGTTTAGCTGATGATAATATATTACGCATATTAACTGTAACTCTATTATCTGTTTTACATTTTGGACATTTGGCACTGATTTCGTGTTCGTCTCCGCTTGAAGCAATTCTAATAGCTATTAAAAGAGTATCTGTATCTGTGATTGGAAGTAAAGAAGGATCTTTAATTCCTGGGACACAACTTTTAATAATTGAAACCACAGCTTCACCATTTAATAGTGCATCTGGATTTTTAGTTAGAACTTCATCACGTCCAGTCATAGCCATTATAGCTAATTCACCACTCATTGACTGTTCCATATCAGTATTAAAAGCACCTTGGCTTGGTATTTTAACATATAGCTTCGGGGCTCTATAATATTTTGATAATTTACTTTCAGTTGTCATTTTTTTTGTTTCCTATTATATACGTAGTTTTCTATTACGATAAATATTTATAATAATAGTATTTATTGAAGTATTTATATAGGGTTTTAATGAAATGGCAGATAACGTAATTATTGATCAAATAAATTGGAATTCAGACCTTCCAAAATGGGCAACTGAATCAACTCAGGCTGAAATTGCTAAACAGTTAGGGGCCAATTTAAAAGAACTTAAAAAGCAAGGCGAGGACGATAAGAAAAAAGGAAAAACCGAAGCCAAAGCAAATAAAGATACTACAACAATACTAGAAAAAGGCTTTAAATCAATGAGACAAGCCGCTGGTAAACAAACAGAAGCATTTAATAAATTTTCAGCAGATAAACTAATACCTAAAACACCGTTCAAAGCATTCAATACTGGAATACAAAAGTTTGCAGGAAAATTAGGTATAGCGGGAGCGGCGTTAGGTGCATTTGGATTTGTTATTGGTGGTATAGTTGGAAGATTCAAAGCATTTAGTGATCAGTTCAGAGTATTGTTTGCTACAGGTTTCAGATTTGATCAAGGATCAATAGGATTAGCCAAAGCGGCAGTTAGAGCTGAAATGAGTTTGGATCAGTATACTGAAATATTAGGTAGATATTCTACAACAGTTGGTGTACTTGGAACAAGAGCATTTTCAGATTTAAATGTTGCAATGAGGGATAACTTAAAAGAAGTTGGACTACTTGGTATGAACCTAGGGGAACTAACTGAGTATACAGCTGACTATTTAGATCAAAGAAGATTATTAGGTATATTAGAAGAATCAGATAGACAAGCACTGGCATCAAATACAGAAACATATTTAAAAAATATTTCTGCACTATCTACGTTACTAAATGTTTCAAGGGAACAGATATCACAAATAATTAAATCATCTATTACAGTAGCCGCATTTACAAATGCATTAAATCAAGCACCAGAACAATTACGTGAGCAAATGTTACAAACAGCACAAATTGTTACAGGTGGATTTGCGGCATTAGGAAATGATTATGGTAACCAATTAGCAAGTGCATTTACAACAGCAGTTGGACGAGGTGGGTTATACTTCACAGAAGTAGGTAGAGAACTATTAGCAGTAAGTCAACCATTGTATCATGCAATGAGTGATTTAACTAATACAGTTGGTCCAAATGAAGCAGGTGCTAAATTTAGTAATATGCTAGACATATTAGCAAATACAACAGATCAAGAACGTGAACGTTTAATGATACTAGAACGTTCTAATACTCAATATGCCGATGGTGCAAGACGTATGATTGGTTTAATTAACCAAGCACAACAATTAGAAGATGAGCAAATTGCCGCAATTAAAAATATGGAAAAAATGAGAGATGCTCAAAAACCAGATGATACAACAAGAGCATTTACAAATTTAGAAATTGCAACACAAAAAATTAAACTTGTTTTTGATAAGTTTTTTGTTAGCCTGTTTGGTAATAATAAAGTTTTAGACTTATTTGAAAATATTATGATTAAGGCAACAAGTGCAGTACTTCGTTTCTCAGATTTCATTTTACAGAATGCAGGAAAAATAGGTGATGCAGTTGGTAACATGGTTGCAAGATTATTAAGATGGATTGAAGGATTTGAAGGAATAGGATTTGGTGCTTCTATTGCCAGAGCATTAAGTGGTGTCTTTGGATTAATGTCTGATATGATTGTAGGTGCAATTACAAAAGGCTTAAAACTTGGATTACCTGGCAATTCAGATATGAAAGAAGCTGAAGCCAATAGAACAGAAGCAGTTAAGTCACAATATATTATTCAAAAAATGATCAAAGAAGGAAAATATGATCCTAATAAGGTTGGTGACGTTGGAATAAGCAATGACTTTATGAAATCGCAAGGGTTTGGTTCTCTTCTTAAAGGCGGAGCTGATAGATCAGTAATGGCTACGTTAACTCAAGGAATGTCAAAAGAAAATGTTGCCGCCTTAAAATCAATCACAGGAGACTTTGATGATCTTGGTAAAACATTTATGGGAGGTTCGTTTTCATCAGGAGAAACTGTTACAGAAGACGTAATTCAAGCAGTACTTCAAAAAGTAAAAGGTACTGATATGGAAGCAATTGTTTATAAACAGTTATTAGAAATGAATAAAAATATTGCTACGTTTAATACCAATAAAGTTTCTGAATTAGCAGGAACAACAGTAGCATCAGGATCAGATATGGCAAATGCAGTTCCTGATAATAATGGTGCAACACTTACAAATAATATGGACGGTGGAAAAATAGCTGACGCTAAAATGAGAATTATGCGTCAATATTTGCCAATGACAGGCCAAGGTGATCCAAACCAAGATCCAACTAAAAACTATTATGAACGTATGATTTTAGAATTACAACAAGCAAACACACTACTACAAAAGTCAATTAATGAGGCCAAATCAAATACAGACAAAATTACACAATAATTAATGGTTGCATTAAGATTTAAAATACTATATAATTTTAATAAATACTCTTATAAAGGTACGTACAAACAATGAGTTGGAAAAAACACTTTACAGAATATAGCACAAAGCTAGGGCAACAGTCAGTAATTGGCAGTTCAGGGACGCCAGGCGGAAGTTCTACAAACTCAAAATACAGCACATGGTTACCAGAAGTATATGCAGGACAACCAAATCGTATTGAACGTTATTATCAATATGATCAAATGGATTTAGATACTGAGATTAATGCTTCATTAGATACTATTGCAGAGTTTGCCACACAAATAGATACAAAAACAGGTGTTCCATTTAAAATATTTTATAAAGATAAACCAACAGATACAGAAACAGAAATTTTAAATCAAGCAATTAAGCAATGGTCAAACTTAAATGATTGGGATAAAAGATGTTTCAAATTATTTAGAAACGTAATCAAATACGGAGATCAAGTATTTGTAAGAGATCCAGAAACATATAAATTACTTTGGGTTGATCAAAGTAAAATTGATAAAATTATTGTTAACGAAGGTAAAGGTAAAAAGCCAGAAGCATATTTTATTAGAGACTTAGATTTAAATTTACAAAATTTAAATTTAACTACAATGAGTCAATATAAAATGTCGGCACCAATTGCTTTCCAAGGTGGTAGTATGCCTTTTGCCACAGATGCAAAATACCAAGGTGTAACAACAGCAGTTAGTACAGCAACAGGTGGTAGATTTACACAAGAAGTAAAAACAACACCAATTGATGCATCACATATTGCACATATTTCATTATCAGAAGGCATGGACAGATTTTGGCCTTTTGGTACATCAGTATTAGAAAGTATATTTAAAGTATACAAACAAAAAGAATTATTAGAAGATGCTATTATTATTTACAGAGTTCAAAGAGCACCTGAACGTAGAGTGTTTTATATTGACGTAGGTAATATGCCAACAAACAAAGCAATGGCATTTATTGAAAGAGTTAAAAACGAAATACACCAAAAACGTATTCCAAATAAAACAGGTGGTGGTGCAAACGTAATGGATGCCGCTTATAATCCATTGTCAATGATTGAAGATTATTTCTTTGCACAAACGGCTGAAGGTAGAGGATCAAAAGTTGAAACATTACCAGGTGGTCAAAACTTAGGTGAGATTGATGATTTAAAATACTTTAATAATAAATTGATGAAAGGTTTAAGAATTCCATCAAGTTATTTGCCATCAACACCAGAAGATCCAGGTTCAGCATTTACTGACGGTAGAGTAGGTACAGCATACATACAAGAATTTAGATTTACAAAATATTGTAAACGTTTACAGTCAATGGTAATGCCAACACTTGACCACGAATTTAAAATGTTTTTAAAGCACAGAGGTATTGAAATTGATTCAGGATCATTTGAAGTACAATTTAATGAGCCACAGAACTTTGGAAAATACAGACAAATTGAAATTGATAATCAACAAACAAGTATCTTTACACAGTTACAAGGTATTCCATTTATGTCTAAACGTTTTGCAATGAAACGTTACCTTGGACTTGATGAATCTGAAATTTATCAAAATGAAAAATTATGGGCAGAAGAAAACGCAGACATGGCTGGTCCAACACCACAAGGAGATGACATTGGTGGTGGTATGGGTGGATTAAGTGATGTAGGTGCGGCACCAATGCCAATGAGTGAACCAGACGCAGATGCTGGAGTAGATGCACCAGAGGCAACAGGCGAAACTCCACCAATAGGTGGCGGTGAACCAAATCCAACAGATCAAGCATAGTATTAATACACACTTTATTATTATAAATAATACTGAAGGTATATTAGTATGAAAATTTACGAAGTTAGCAACACAGATTTATATTGTTTTGAAGATATTGTTAATGAAAAGCAATCTGGACACTTTCAAATATTTGGTAGAAATCCAGGAAAATTTGGAACAAAAAAGAAAGGACAATTAACTAGAAAGTTTCGTTGTCCATCTGGTCCACGGAAAGGACGTATTGTTGCTAAACCAGAAACGTGTAACGCACCATTAAACGTACAGCAAAGTAATAGAATGAAAGGTACACGTAGAGCAAAAGGTGGAATTCAAGGTAAAAGATCTACATATACTAAAAAGTACAGTCCAGCTTCAATACGTACTAAAAAAATGAATACATCATTAAAGAAGTTACGTGGAAGAGCTAGAAAAGGTATAAAAAGGTAAATATTATTATGCGTTATAAAGAAGTTATTAAAGAAACCTATTTTCCAGAAGATGATCAGTTTCATCAAGCTAAAATTACTGATAGCCGTAAAACTAAACTAACTTTAAAGCACTTGAATAAGTTGCGTAAAGTACGTGAAATGCGTAAAGCTGATTTTGAGAAAAATAAAGAATTTGTAGCTACAATGTACGCACAACCAGTACAATAAAGCCCAATATTACGGTTTTATTTAAAATAGCCTGAAAAATGGCTCAAAATAGGCTTCTTTGCCTATAATATCCTATAATTATGTTAAATATAAGTTATAGTCGACACGAAATACGTGTCTAAATATATTCACGTGAATAAGATTTAGGAGATATGATATGTCTACAACGAGATCAAAACTAGAACAAGTTCTAGAATATCTAGTAAACAATGAATCAGACAAAGCTCAAGAGCTTTTACATGATGTAATTGTTGAGAAAGCTAGAAAAATTCATGAAGAATTAATCGACAACCAGACAGACGAGATCGAAGAAGATCTTACTACTGAAACTACAGACGATTCAACAGAGGAAGCTGTAGAAGAAACTAAAGAAGAAGCAAAAGACGAAGAAGTAACTGAAACAGAATCAAAAGACGAAGAAGCTGTTGAAGAAACTACAGAAGCTGATGCTGAAACTGAAGTTGAAGAAACAGTAGCTGGTTCAGGTGATTCTGAAGAAGACTTAATTAATGCGGTTAAAGACGAAGCTGATACTAGTGCTGAAGAAATTGAGCATGAAGAAACTAATGAAGAAGGCGATGACGAAGCATCTGACGATGCAGAAGCACCAGCTGATTCAGAAGAAGAAGTAGAAGACAGAGTTGATGACTTAGAAGATGCTTTAGAAGATCTAAAAGCAGAATTTGAAAAAATGATGGGCGATGAAGAAGGCGATTCAGAAGAAGCGGCAGATGATTTAGAAGGTGAAGCACCGGCAGAAATGCCAATGGTTGCACCAGAAGAGTCAGTTGAAGTTGCAGACGAAATTGCTACTGAAGGTTCAGAAGAAGATTCAAAAGACGCTGAAGATTTAGAAGAAGCAACTGAATTATCAAAAGTGGCAGTTAGCCATTCAGATGGTTCTGATAATGCTAAATCACCAGTTGCATCAAAAAATGATATGGGCGGCGACGCTGGTAACATTGCTCAAGGTGGCGAAGAAGCGGGCGGTAAAGCACCTGCTGTTAAGGACAATCCAGACAGTCCAAAACAGGAGAAGGCTAAATTAGCACCTGCACCAAAACCAAAAGCTAGTGCATAAGGTTGAATAGTAAAGTAAAAGAGATTAGGAGATCGTCAATATGGTAAAACCGTTACTAGAAAGTTTAACTTTTGACCAAGCCAACATTCAAATTATAAATGAAGGCGAAGGTGATAAGAAAAACTTATACATGAAAGGTGTTTTTATCCAAGGCGGAGTGAAAAACCAAAATCAAAGAGTTTATCCTTTAGATGAAATTCAAAAGGCAGTAAACTCAATTGATGAAAGACTTAAAGGTGGTTTGTCAGTTCTTGGTGAAGCCGATCATCCTGAAGAATTAACAGTAAATTTGGATCGTGTATCGCATATGATTGAAAGTATGTGGATGGACGGTCCGAATGGAATTGGTAAACTTAAAATTTTACCAACCCCAATGGGGAACATTGTTAAAACACTTTTGGAAAGTGGAGCGAAATTAGGTGTAAGTTCAAGAGGTACAGGAAACGTAAACGAATCAGGACAAGTTGCTGATTTTGAAATCGTTACTGTAGATATTGTAGCTCAGCCATCGGCTCCAGATGCTTATCCGAAAGCAATATACGAAGGTCTTATGAACATGAGAGGCGGCAGACGAATTTATG